CCAAGCACTCGTCTTTAGTAAAGCGAATCGCTGGCTGCAATGTACGAAACACGGTGTCCTGCGCATTGGGCCTTGGCACCCAAGTGAACTGACTAATTTTCTGCATCACCTGGTCTTTGAACGTACCGGCATAACGAGGTACGGATTGTGCGTTAACTAACTTAGCTAGGCCATACGCATCAGCTGGCGATTGTGCTGCAGGTGTACCTGTCATGAGCCACAACCAAGTGTTTTTAGCTAGAATCTTGTTGAGAGATTTCCATCGTCTCGTCGTAGTTGTTTTAACGTAGTTAGCTTCGTCCACGACAACCAAGTCGAAGCCGCCAGCCATGATCTCTTTCTGTACAACCTCAATGCCATCATAGTTAATGATGACTACATCTGTCATCTCAGCTAATACCTTACGGCGTTTGTCAGCAGAGCCATGACATATTCCTACTGTGCGGGCCATAGCAGTCTTAAAGAAGTCCTGTAACCAGGCGGTCTCCATAATAGATAGTGGGCACACCACGAGCATGCGCTTAATCATGCCCTTGTTCATTAGGTAGTCTGCTGCCCATATGACAGCTGATGTCTTGCCCGTACCGGCTTCAGATAAACAATAGGCTCGACGATGTGCGCTTAAAAATTGAGCGGTTGTAATCTGATGGGCGAACGGCTTATGTACACCAGGCCATGAGTATTCTTTGGTGATAGGTGAAGGTGGGTTCTTAACGCGCAGGTCTGTAAGCGCAACCACCTCTTCTAACCCCCAGTTAACAATCACCTGAGCAACCCCGTTGTCGTATTGCTTAACGAGTTTGCTCTTTGGTATTGTATTCATAATAAGATCCGCACGTCTCGTATTGATGATCAGTGCCTTATCTTTATATATTTCCACAACTCTCTCCTAAAACATACAGCGAAAAAAGTGGACACGCTATCCGAGAGGAGGGGGATAGATAGCGTGTCCGAGCCCGTGACGTGGGCGAAGCGACTAGTTCACAGAAATAATGCAATTCTCGAAAGGAAATTCTGCCCTAGCTGACATGGTTTATGGGATCATGAATAACCCTACGCACTCATGTCTTGCGCGTTGTACTACTTTTTAGTGACGTTCTGTTTTACCGACTTGTCACTGTTTCTACTAAAGCTACTGTTCTTACTCTTTGTTGTGATGCGGGTGTTCGACTTAGTATTGGCCCCCCCTTTACTAAGCGGAACGATATGGTCAATCTCTTTCCCATCGCCCTTCTTCACACGACCTTCCTTGATCGCTGCACGTCTAGCTTTGTTACGAGCTACACGCATAGATATCTGCTCAGGTTGTTTCTTGTATTCGTTTTCTTTCTTGTAATCACGTGCCATATTATTTCCCGCAGTGGGCACAGCTCGATACCGGACAGTAGTTTCTACATAGATAATTAGGCTGCGCATTAAACACACCGCTTTCGTATGCGCCTTCTATGCGCTTAATCAACGGCACCCATTCCGACCAAAGGTCATCAATATTATCTACGTGATGCTCGTCCTTTACAAGGTCTTTCGCAACTAAAAATATAAGGCCAGCCTTGATTGTTTTAATCTCAGGAAAGTGTTTAAAGATGGCGATGCTTAGCAAGGATAGCTGACGTGTGTCGGCTTTCTCTGAACTCTTCCCAGTTTTATAATCACAAGAAGTTGCAAGGCCTGTTTCTCGATTTAATATAAGCAAGTCTGCTACACCACGCCACCACACGTTACTATCAAAGAACCCGCATGGTTTCAAATCTTTAGTTAGGCCCAACTTGTGTTCACAAAGTTTATCCCCCGGGATCTGTTTCAATTTGTCCAGTGTCTTTTGGAACTGTTCAAACTTCTCGGGCAACGGCTTACCTTTGCCAATGTATTCTTCGGCAGCCTTGTGGACTGCATTACCATACAACAGAACTTCTGAATTACTATCTTGCTTTACATCTTTTGCTACATACAAATGAAAGTACTTCTTAGGGCATTGCTCGAACGTTGTTGCCGCCGAGTAGGACCACGTTTTAAATTCAGCCATTATTTAGCATCCTTTTTGGTTTAGTTAGGGCGGCTTCTACAGTCCAACCTAATTTAAGTCTGTTGTAAAACGTATGTCTATTTATGTTATAGATTTTTAGCCACTCTTGCAAGGGTTTAGATTCAGTGTTCAATTGTATTACTCGTATTCTTGATGAATTATGGGATTGTGTTCTTCTGGTCGCCCACCTACAATTATCTTTAGTGTAGTTTAATTTGCTATCAATTCTATCTAACGTCATTCCATCAGGGCAATTACCCATATCTAATACAAACTGTTCAAAACTATCCCAAGCATTATCATAGGTTATGCCTTTACCCCCATAGTATTTGTAATCTTTCCGATTTGAATTTTTACACCTATCTCGAAATGCTTGCCATATCCCGTATGTTTTGTCCGCATACCCTGTTAATCTTGAATTAGATCTGCCGTGGGTGGCTCTAGATTTATTTAGCGCTATTAGTTTTTCAACCCGGCTATTTGGCTTCTGCATAATTATCCCCTATCCCCCCTTCAGCATCTAACGGTAAATCAGGTGCCCATGATGGGGGTGTTCGCATAATGTTAATCATATCTTTTAATGCTTGTTCGGCATTGGCTTCAGGTACAACAATACAGATTTCGTCATGAACTGTCAATACCACATCATATAATTTAGATATAGCGACTATGTGATCCCCAATAATATCTCTTGCCAAGGATTGTATGCAACGCTGGAAAGTCTTCGCTGCGTGGATGTATTCAGGGATTACATTGCGTCCCATGATCTTATCGTATGCCCAGGACTCACCGTACCCGTCGGCTCCCTTAATCTTACGTAGGTTGGGCAGCCCTAGCACCATGCCATTCGGTTTCACCATGCCATCTTTACTTGCCTTGATGATCCCGTTCGGTCCCATGCTAAACACTTGATTACTTCGAACCGCTGATAACATATCACCAGCCTTACCCCATGCCGCCACTAAGTCAGGGTTACTGTTGCGGTACGCGTACACAATGTTCTTAACTTCGTCTAACGTTTTCTCTGACTTACCTTGTTTCAATATGCTGTGCATCTTAGCCGCGCCAACACCATAGATACCCGATAGGTTGACTACCTTAAATACAAACCGTAAGTCTTTGTTAACTTCGTTATACGGTGTACCTGTGATGTCCGCTGCTGACTGCTTGTACAAGTCCACACCCTGTCTAATTTGGTTAACTTTGTCCTTACTACCGGCGAACCAATAGGCTAGGCGCAGCTCGATGTTACTCAAGTCTGACGCAACAACTTTATAACCTCTAGGAGCTGTGATAGCTCGGCGTAATTCCGAGGTGCGAGGGAGGTTCTGAAGGTTGATGCCATCTACCCCAGACCAGCGATGTGAAACAGTAGCCCCAGCATACTTAAGAGGGACAGGTAACAGACCGCGATTAGCAATGTGAATAAACTGCTCCGTACGTGACTCTTCAATCGTCGACTTGTTACCGAGTCGTGCTGCCGTAAGAATTTGTACACGCGGGTCTTCATGCTCCAAGAGCGCTTTAAATTCTTCATCTGTCTTTGCGAATGCATACGTTTCTTTCTCCGGATTGGCCGGGCTTTTCTTCATTGGCGGCTCTACATCGAAGCGACGTAAGAGATCCGCAAACTTGGGGTTAGATAGTAAGTCGTCTTTATCCACACCGGCATTGGCAAGCAGCTCAGCCTTCTCTTTCTGAACCTTAGCTAAGTGCGTTAAGAGTAAGCCTTTGTTCAGCACAAGCTTAGGCTCGGTGAACATGCGGATAGTTAAGTCAATCAGCTTCAGCTCAGTACGCGTAAAGCGTGGCAGCATGAGCTTGAATAGTTTGTAGGTTAGCTCGACGTCGTTCTTACAGTACTCACCGTACTGGGCTAAGTCATTAGGATGAAAGTCAATGCGATGCTTGCCTAACGCATCTAAAACTTCTGTACCTTTTGCACCAATTCCATAATACTCTGACAGGTTTTTAAGGGAAACTGATTGGGTGAGCCCATGCAGGATCTGACCCATTCCCATAGTATCGCCAAGCCCGAAAGGATGTATATTAAAATGCCAACTAAGAATAGCAGCATCAAAGCGCATGTTATGACCAACAACAAAACTGGAGTCAAAAGAATATCCAGCAAGAAACTCCGCAATTTGTTCGTGACTACCGCTACACCATTTTGTTTCACCATCGTTCTCCTTTATGGCAATGCCGATCACCTCGAACTGAGGGTCACGGATATACTCTTCGGTTGTAAATTTTTTAAGTCCGTAATCTTTTGAATAAAACGACTCTATATCTACCACTAATAAATTCATTTATATGATTCCCTTCAGTGCAGTAGTTACAGCTTCAGTCATACCACCTGAATGTTTAAGGTACAAGTTTACTGCGTGGCTTACTGGTATATCAGCATCTTGGTACAGCGTATAAAAGCGAGCCATCGGTATACGTTTAACCGTTAGCTTGCCAGACTTCATAGGGATATAGTGCACGAACTTCCTACCCTCTTTAACGAGAATAGCAGTCTTAGAATTGTGGTCTTTAACCACTCTTGGTATTAACATTTCCCCTCCAGGATTACTTACTTGTTTAGCTTTCTTTGCTGTATAAATTCAAAATCATCTCGACAGTCCTCATCACACCATCGAACATCCTCCGGCAACGGGGCACCACAATACAGGCATTTACCTATACTTTTTATTGTTACTGGCTTAGGAGCATACTTCTTACGAAGCTCATCCTCTTTCTCCATGCGTTCCTGTATCTGGTCTAACTCATCGGGCATTATTTTAGTTCCGTTAAATCTTTCATGTATGCTTCGTACTGCTTATCTTTATAGTTTACCATAACGGAATCAGGAAAATGCCCTGCGCTAACAACTTTTACCGCATCGTTTACCCAGTCCCAGTATTGACTCTCAGGGATGGTTCTCATGATTCTTTCTTTACGCTTCGCAGCCATCGTGCATTCCTTTTATTGTGTTGTATATATCAAGCGCATTGGAGGCATAGTCTTGCGCCTGCACTATGGTTCCCGCTTGTTCTATTTCTTTTAGTGCCTCTACCAATATAAATATAGAGGTACTTAATCGGATGTTCCGATCATGCAACATGCTATCGTACATGTTTATCCTTTATCGTTGTCCTCGTAGTGTAACCCTTCGTTGCCGTTTGGTCCGATAATATCAATTCTAGTCTCATCCCAGTTAAGTGAGCAGCCAGTCCATGCACATTCTTTGACTTCATTCAACACCTTACCACAGATATCACACAGTGCAGGGGCGGCTTCTTTAACTTTGTTACGGAATATAAGATCAAAATTATCACTGTAAGCCGATGACTTTGTTGTCTTAGTTTTAATCAGATCCCCGGTTATATCGTTTCGTGTGGCCATACCTTATCCTTAGGTGTTGAATTAAATAGGCTGATATCATACCAAATAAAAACGCATGCCAATAGCACTGAATGTATTCTATTATTGTAATCATTTTGGTTTTCTTTCTATTTCACTATTTATTTCATATTCGTAATGCTGAGCTAAGTTTTTGAGCTTAATTGCGGTAATGTTTATGATTTGTACTAACTCCTGTATTCCTTTTTTTTCACACTCGTTATAGGGGATATCCCATAATTGCATAGCCATAGATAATGCTTCAGCTGCATTTTTTTGTGCGGTAGTTATATAATGGATTTTTAACCTAAGCTTTTGTCGCATCTTACTTTCCTTTCTTCGGTTGCCTAAAACCATCCGGCACCTGGCCTGACGTTAGGTTTTGTAGTGCCATCATCACTGTTTCAATCACACGTTCGTGATCGTCTAGTCTTTCTTGTAGGTTTAGAATGCCGTAGTGCATAGCAGTCAGCGCCTTACGCAGTTCTTCGTTAGTCAATTCTAATTGCTTTACTTCTTCTGCTTCAGGGTGCGTTTTATCCATTTTGTTTCTCCTAAAAACAAGTAGTATTGCAGTTGCCAAAGTTATCGCAACAAGTAGTGCACATCACCATCTTACCGCACTACATAAAGCTGTGGGTAGTACATGCCGCATATGCTGTTAATGAAACAACCAATAATGCTAAACCTACTAATACTTTTTTCATAATAATGCTTCTCCTAATTGTTCAAACATTTCATCCATCGTTAATTTCTTTTCTACAATCTCAACTGTGCCGGTAGCTGGGTAGTTATAATACCGCAACGGCTCACCATCAAAGTCAAGTAGCACCCACATCACTCGCCTTTTAAGAAGTCGATTGTTGGGGTTTCTTTACGCAAGGCATAGTACTCAAGCTGAACCTTCGCGCTGTTGATCATCTTACCTGCTACGTTGGCAAGTTCGCCTGCTTCCTTAGGTTTGATAATCCCTGCATTAAGTTGATCAAATACATCTGCTAATTCATTTCGTAGTTGCGTTACATTTTTCATTTGCCATTCTCCTAATTTTAAAAAGTAATCGTCGTGCTTCTATCATGTCTTTGGGTATATCATCCAAGGTAAGACGAGCCTTAGAACTTTCATTAAATTCTCGCAATATAATCGCATCGGGTAATCGGGCTTGATACGCTTTATTGTAAGCTTGGATTTTATCTCTATCTTTTATTTTTAGTTTCTTGCGCCATGCTGAGTAAGCCTCTTCTCCCATACGAGCACGTCTATTTGCGGTATGTTTTTTATTTTTCTCCTTTTCAACAGGGTCTTTACGCTTCTCTCGTTTCTTTTGTAAAAGAATTTCTTGATTAGCCGCGTAGTATGTTCGATTGTAATCAGGGTGCGCTTCTAACCATGCTTTCCGTGTTAGTTTTTTACAGCTTTTGCACTGCCCCATTACTCCGTATTTACCTGATTTACATAATGTAAAGGCTGACAATTCTTTAACTTCGTGGCACCCCCTACACTTTTTAACGGTTGGTTCCATATCAGTCACCGTATTTAGTCTGCAACAACAACTCGCAGTAGTGTATGGCCTTCATGATATCTTCCGCGCCGTTCTTCGCATGGTGTCGGCACACGTATTTAACTATGTTGCCTTCTAAAAAGCCCAGTTCATTAGCCACAATAAACTCTACTGGTTGTATTGCCATGCTCGCATAGTGATTGCCGCCCACTTGCTTCTCCAGTGCGTTCTCTTCCGCTAGCATTTCTGTCATTCCGTCACTCATATAATTCTCCCTCGGTATTTTCATGTATTCGGTTCGCATTTCAAAACAACGTTCGGCAACCATCTCTTCTTCAGTCTTGTGTAAGTTCATCTATCACCATCCTCATATGATCTAAGTTGTTTTCGTTAATCACCATCGCAACACCACCGTTTAATTGAATGGCTGCAATGTTCCTTTCTTGTATGACTGTCGGTTTATTTTTGCCAGCCTTACATTCTATACCTACAAACCTACCTTGTACACAAACTATAATGTCCGGTACCCCCGCACTCATGTAGCCGCTGGCCACCGGGTAGAAGTAATACAGGTTCTTAGCCTTTAGGTAGTTCGTGACCTGCGTCTTCACCCACTTCTCTGTTACCTTAGTCACCATCATTCATCTCACTCGGTGTGCTGTAATACTTAATCAAGTGCTCGTAGGCGGCGATGTTCTTTAGCGTCAGTGCCTTGTCATCCTCATGGATGAACGCATCTTCTTCCAGTAGTTCTAGGTCTGTTCTAAGCTGGTTCTTCAGCATCACGACAAACATGCCGTCCATCAACTGATACATCAAGTCATTGTCGTCAATCTCAAAGTTTATCTTCATACACTTCGCCCAATATACGTTGCCTTAACATTGTCCTTGAATTGCAAAGTCACTTCGCACTCTTGCCCTGGCGTGTGCAGTAGTTTATAAACCCCGTAGCCCATCGCACCCATACACATCACCAGTAACACCGCCACCACTATTGTTGCCCTGCTGTATTTGTCGTTCATACTCACCCCCAGTGTCTCCATATACCTGCAATGATATGTATGCAAGTGATTAACTCAACCACCCGTATGGCAATCTGCCACTTGGTCATGCCTTCTTCTCTACCGGCTTAGCCAGCAAATACTTATCGCCTAACAACTCAATCGCCGCCCTACGCTTCTCTGCATACCTCTCTTCTAACTGCGGATCGTATTGCGGTTTCATCTTATAAAGACTAGTAATTAAATGAATGTCATCATCGCCCATTCTATCTCTCCTTATTTAGGTAACATCAACGCCACGTTATAATCTTTGGGTGTAGGCGGTTCCAGCTCCATAATCCTGTCATACCACTCACGTATCGTGAATGTGTTCGCCCCTTTCTGCTCCCAAAACTCATCGTCCCAGTCATACGCTATCATCAACTGATTGCTAAAGTGCACAATCAAGTCCGCACTGCCCATACGCCTTACATACCCAGTCACCTCAGTCAATACGCACTCGCGGTTGATGTATGTCTGCAACCTACGGCTCAATACTTCTAAGCGTTTCTCG